ACCTTGCGGTCCATTCCGGGTAGCGAAATACGAACACTAGTGGATGGGGGTCTGTAGCGTCTTTTCCTGCGTATCTGAACACTACAAGAGGGGACTTGTGATCCCTTAGCTGATACAAGTCTCCGACACGGTAAGTTTTGGTTTTTATCATTTTTCTGAGAAAGATGGCTACTTTTTTAGATTTACCCCCCTTTAACCCCACAAGGGGTTTCCGGCAATTAATTTAAATTAGTCTTGTTTGATTTTTCTTTTTTTGGGTTTTTTCTTTTTAGGGTATAGAATAAAGAAAAACAAGAAAGAAAAAAGAAAGAGATTGATTTAAATTAATTAGCGAAAATGACCGACACTCTAGACCTCATCGAGTTCCTCGACCACATGAATTATGTACTATCCCTAGAGTTCAAAGAGAAGTGGAGATATAAATTCTCGTCCCACTTTGTCGGAATCTTTCAGGATAAGCTGCTGAATAGCTTCACTAAACAAAAAAGACTCAAGCTCTCGTCTCTCTTCAGCACTTACACAAAAAAGCATAAGTATTCACGAGAGACCGTGCTTGAGTTCTTTGAGTGTATAGAGATACATGATCTCTACCCGGTTGTTTACGAAGACGACAAATATAGAGAAGAGGTTAAACGGGGAAATCTTTCTTAGCCTTCTCAGCTTTTCTCTTTTCTTTATGTTCGTTCACGGTTTCCTGGAGTAGCTGTTCAGAGCCGTTACCTTTTGGACAGATATCGTAGTAACCACACCAGCGACAAAATCTATTAGGTTCTGCGAAGAAATCATCCTTTTTTCTCTTGCGAATATCCCAAACCTTCTTCAGAGCCTTCTTGATGTGAACATTGATGTGACCTGAAGTATAGGACATATCTACCAGCTTATCCAGATGTGGATAATAGTGAGCTACCTTGATCTTGTTATAAGGGACATTGAACATCTTGTGGATAGCAAACGCATAAATGATCATTTGTGGATCTTTGAACATTTCCATCTTACTGATCGCTTGCTTTGATGTCTTGTAGTCGATGACTAGGTAATCTCCGTTTTCGTTCTTCACGATACGGTCGATAATACCATTTAGAGTAATATCATTGCCGACATCTACTGCGAAGTTCATTTCAGTAGAAACCTCCTCACACTTGCTTCTCAGCTTCTCCTGTAGGGCTAGGAAGTTCTCAAGGCTCTTCTGAGTGTTCTTGTCTCTCTCAGGGCCAAACTTGTAGTTCTCTCGTAGATCGGCTGCTAGGGTCTGAAGCTCCTCGATGGTGGTGGCGTCGTTGCCGTCCTCAAAGATCTTGTGGATGTAGGAGCCGTACTGAAGTGCGTCGGTGTTGGTATTTGGATTGAAATCTTCGTCCAAATAATCAATATATCTCAGTTTATACTTCAACTTACAGTCGGAGTAGACCTTTAACTTTGATGGAGAGAGTCTGTTTATGAACATAGCGATACCGCCTTCTTATATTAAAGGCTACCTTGAGGCTAAACTGCCCGATTCTAAGGTAGCCGGAAATGAGTATAGGGTCTGTTCGTTCCTCACGGAGGACGATAAGTATAAGCTATATATCAACCTGGACACGGGGCTGTGGACGGACTTCAAGGCTCACGACTCTGGTAACTTGTACAAGCTCATCTCCATGTTGGAGAACATCTCCTACTCCGCAGCCAAGAAAATGGTCGCCAAGCAGCTTTGGGATCAGGGCATTGTATTCTCCGACTCTGACGGTGTAGAGGATCGTCTAGCCATTGTAAGCGTCGAGCAGGAAAACTCCGTTCACGAAGAGCTACGAAACTTCCAGGAAATTCCAAAGATCGTTACTGGAGCAGATCACCCAACTGTCAGGGCTGCACATCGTATGATTCAACAGAGAAAGCTACCCCGTGACAAGTTCATGGTATGCCTGGAAGGAAGATATCGAGATCGGTTGATTATTCCGTACTTTGATGTTACGGGGGAGATGTACTATTTCCAAGCCAGATCCCTGAACGACAGCGATATCAAGTACCTCAACCCTGGCAGCAAGGATTATGGTGTCAAGGCTTCGGAGCTTCTATACCCCTTTGAAATCAAGACAAACTATGTCGTGGTAACGGAAGGTCCGATTGACGCTATCGTGCTTCAAAGTATTGGAATCAATGCCACTTCCACCCAAGGTTCCTTCCTATCCACCAATCAAGCCCGTAGGCTTGCAGGGAGGCGCACCGTAGTCCTCTCTTACGACAACGATGATGCGGGAATGGCTGGAATGAAGCAAGCGCGAGAGAAGCTCCTAGAGTGCTTACACGGGAAGCTGGCGTGGGTAGCTCCCCCTAAGAGATTCAAGGATTGGAACGATTTCGTTGCCTCCACATCCAAAAAAGAAGCACGAGAATACCTCCTAGGAAGTATGCAAACATCTTACGAGGAATTCGCCCTTAGTGGACTGCAACGGTAAATCGAGGCGAGTACCGAGTTTCGGTGAATACATTGTACTTGATCTGAATCTCGTAGATGCCCCGTGATCCGCCTAGAATGTCTTCTGAGTCCTTAGCAGTAATGCTTCCAGTATCCCATAGGTAGGAAACGACATTTTCTGTGTTTACATCTACGCTACCAGAGGTATCTGAGAAGTCTTGAATGACTACCCTTGAGGTAAGGTCTGGACTCTCATTCAGCTTGACGATCTTCATCTGAACATCTGTAATCAAGCCTGAGTCCTGCAAGAGGGAAGTAAGCTCCCTATCCGTTCTGCGATTCTCAGTAGAGTATTCCGTGGTAATCTTTAGCCTCTCGTTCGATCCCACGGGAATATACTTATTCTTCATTTCGTGGGTAATCGTAATCAGTGGCAGTTCCGTGAGAGCAAAAGCTCCTTCGTTGAATAGCTCAAACTGATTGACGAAGGTTTTTGGTTTCGATCCTGCTGTAGCTACGACTGTCCAAACATCCAGATAGTTGCCAATGGCGGAGGCTCCGTTGCTAGACGCTGCTGTGTTGTACCAGTCGTAGTATTGCTCATTAGGAGTAAGAACGGCGGCGAAGTGACCATCTCCAATCTTGTAAATACCACTAGCATTTGTACCTGGAGTATATGCAGATGGGTCTAGAGCATTTGCTGGGTCCGCATCTTGAACTCCGCCCGTAGTGTTGGTGAAGATGAAGTCTGCGCTTGCGTTAGCGGAGGAAAGCTGAATCTCACCGTAAGTGGAAGAGTCTACATCGCTATCAACAAAAGAGGTGATATCGCCGTTATTAGCATCTGGAAAGACATGGACTGAGCAGACCTGATAAGGGTCTTGTAGAATGCCATCCTTGACAAACAGGAACTCCAGGTAAGTCTTGCTGTTTGGGCTTGGGCGGTCGTAACGCTTTACGACAACATAATCGTTGATCTTCGCCATATACTTATTTAGGTCTTGAGTTTTTCGATTTCTTCATTTTCGCGCTTCCTCTCGTCCACAAGCATCATAATGAACTCATTTCTCTCCTCTCCTGTCATGGTTTTTACATCCTGATAGGTGAAGTTACAGTGCTTGACGAGATTGTACGCTTCCTCCGCTAGAGATTCTAATCTGCTCTCTAGCTCGGTGAGAAAAAATCCTGGTTGAGACCTACCTCCCCAACAACCTGTTTGCCACAGCTTGCACAGTTATAGTTGATTCTCTGGTCTAGACCGTAGGGGGAATCAAATGCTGCACGAACGAGGGTTGAGATGTCTCGTACCGTAGTTTGCTTTAGGAACTCCTGGATAACGAACTGATCGGTTACACCACCGACGCTCGCTACAATGCTGTGAAGGTTATCCATGATGCCATCCATAGACGCAAACTGCATCTCGTGAGTAACTCGTGGGGACACAAACTTGACCTCTTGCTCAGAGTCAGGTAGAGTTACCGTGAAAGGCTCAGTATAATCATCGTCTGCGTAGTTTACTGGAATCTCGCTAATCTTCAGAGTGAGGTTGTTTCCTTCTCCGCAATGGGTACATTCTGAAGTAATCTTGTAGCTGTCTCCGTAGGATAGTCTGCGGATATGGAATAGAAGGAAGTTCTTGTCTACCAGAGTAAGATCTTGGTAATTGATACCTTCAATACAGTTGGACAGGATCTGAGCGATGATTCTAACTCCATCCGACTCTCCGCGAACGCTTCTTAGAGCCTTCTCTTCGTCAAAGCGAAATGCACGAATCCTTACCATCTCAGGTGCGGTTACATATGCCTTTCCTCGACTGGGGAGTTTGATCTCGATCCAGCCAGTCTTGTCCTTGGTCTTTGCCAGGAGCTTGTCGAGAGTTTCTTTTATGGTTCCGTCAACCCCTGCCACAACAGGCTCTTCTGATTTTGGAGCCTGTGGTTGGGTTGAAACAGGTTCAGGTGATGGAGACCGAGTCTCTAGCTCCACATTTTCTCCAGGCTGGAGACCTTGTTCCTTAGCGAACTCTTCCGCCATTTCGATCAAAGATTTTTCTTTTTCGCTCATAAAGTGCTTTAATAGTTTAGATGGTGCGCCTTGTTATAGGTAATCAGACAGGAGTTCTGGAAAGTGATAACCCCAAGCTAATGAAGGCTTTGAGGGAGAAATACACTTTTCGTGTTCCCGGTGCTGAGTTTTCTACCGCATATAAGAAAAGGCGATGGGATGGTAAACAAGCATTCTTCACTCCAACTGGTAAGTTCGGAAGTGGTTTGGTTTACCACATCATCAACGACCTTGAATATATAGAAGAACCCTACGAAATCGTAGATAATCGAACCGAGGTCGATCTTCAGGACTTCTCTATTGAAGGCGTCGAGTACCGAAAGTACCAACAAGATGCTATTGAAGAATGTCTAAAGTACAAGAACGGTATCGTACTAGCCCCTACTGGTGCTGGCAAAACACTAGTTCTTGCTGGCCTGTTAAAGGCACTGGAGAAGGAGACTGGACTGATTTTTTTCACAAAAAAATCTCTCCTAAAACAAACCTATGATGAGCTAACCAAGCTCGGGTTTGATGTAGGCGTGGCGTTTGGAGATGGTGTTGATATCAAGCCTATTACTCTCTGCACCATTCAATCTGTTCAAAAGGTTGTTGATACTCACCTAAAGACTTCTACCTTCATCATGTTTGATGAGGTTCAAGAGTTCTCCAAAGGTAAGTTGGCTACAAAAGCCGTCAAATCATTTCCTAACGCCTCCTACCGTTTTGGCTTCACAGCAACGATGCCAAAGGAGCCTATCGCCAAACTAAACATTATTAGTTATTTGGGTCCGACAAGAGATACCGCTGATGCAGTTTCACTCGCAGATATGGGGTATCTCACTCCCCCTAAGATTCAGGTGATCAAACTAAACTCAGAGCCTGATGTTGCCGATCTGGATCTCACATATCCAGAAGTGTACGACAAGTACATTACAAACAATAAGGATAGAAATGATTACATTGCAGGGATGGTCGAGAAGATTCGCACTAAGCCTAGCAAAACGCTCATCATTACTAAGAACCTAGATCACGCTAAAACTCTCAATGAGTTGATTCCCGGCAGCCACCTTCTAATGGGTGAGAACAGCCTTGATGAGCGGGACGAGAAGGTGCAAGAGTTTCTAGAAGAAGAGGCTTCCGTTCTTATTGGTACAGTAATCTTTCAGACTGGTATCAACATTCCAGAGATTACTCACCTTATCAATGCACGAGGTCTAAAATCAGAGGTTGCTACTCTACAGGCTGCTGGTCGCGCACTTCGTCGCCATGATAGTAAGGCTCAGGTGTTCATCTATGATTTCCTAGATGATGCTCCATATCTATTGCAACACGCTAAACAGCGGGTAAAGTCATATAAAAGCCTAGGCTTTGATGTATATCTAATCGATGAAAACCAAGAAGGAAGAGAATAACAAGTATGAGCTACACATCAAAGATGTTGAGTGGCTTCACAAGATCGCTATAGAGCTAAATGATATTGCTGATAACGGCTCCATCTCTGAAGAAACGATTCGTAGGCTAGATTCTGCCTCTAAGGATATCGAATCTATTACAGACAAGATGTTCTGGAAAATCTTCAATCTGCTGAAGAATGGCGTTATCTTGGACGAGGATTAGAGCCAGCCTTGTTCAGACAACCAGACAAGAATTCTAGCTAAAGTAGAGAGTAAACCGTATCCTACAACAGAGAAGATTGCCCAAAACATTTTACCGTAGCGAATCCTTAGTTCCTTGAAACTGATGGGGATTGGTTTCTCATGGAAGTTATCAATCGTCTCATGTCTATTGATCTGAGAGATGAAGTATTTGAATTTACCATTAGATTCTCTAATAGGTACTACTTTCAGCATACAGCGGATAACAGCTTGAGTCTTTGTGATGTAAGACTTCTCCATAATGTAGCTATCCTTTACTCCTGCTACGAGAAGTTGAGACTCTGCTTCGTCTGCCCTACGATCAGAAGGTAGGGTTACATCTTGAAACCTTAGTTCCTTCAGTTCCGTCTCAGTATAGCCTAGCATTTCACATAGAGCAGGGTTGACGAAAGAAAATCTTCCGTCTTCTTCCACAACAGTCAGACCAACAATAGCGTGATCCCAGAGTTCGTGAAGGATTTCAATCCTTTCTTCGGAAGTCATGTTTGATTGAACTACCAAAACAAAACTCCGTCTGTATTATGATTCATCTCCGTCTGATGTTAGAGAATCCAGGTCTAGTGAGTCTAGGATATTCGCTAGTTCTTGGGTAATGTCTTTACCTGAGCGAACTTCTGCACCGAGATCGAGTTCCTCTTCGCCTTCCCCCTCTTTGGATTCGGCGGTCATGGCTGCGTCATCACCTTTTTCGGACTTGTCTTCCTTTTCGTCATCTTCGTCCTTTTCGTCATCTTCGTCCTTTTCGTCATCTTCGTCCTTTTTGGCTGCGCCTTTCTTCTTGTCACGAAGGTTCTCTAGATCCTCGTCATCAATGTCACCGTCTTTGTCGGTGTCCATCTCTTTCGACTGCTCAGGTGAGAGCTTCTTCTCTTGGACTGCTTCTTCCTCTTCGGATGATTCGTCTTCCTCTTTGTCGGGAACTTCTTGCGCTGCGGCTGCGCGCTTCTTCTTGGCGGCTGCCGCCGCCTTCCTGCGTCGCATACGCTCTGCGTAATCTTGACCTCCGGAAGCTACAACATCTTCATACCCCTCTTCTTCTAGAACTTCTTCTAGAGAGACAAACTCTTGGGTAGCAAGGTTTACACCAGCCTTGCGGAAGCTCTCGATAATAACATCCGCTACATCAAGAACCTGTACACCGCCCTTTCTCTCCATAAGGGTACTCATCTCTGAGAGAACATCGCCAAGGATTCCGCTTTCGCACTCCTCTGAGAGC